TGGGTTCGTTGCCCGCTGATTCTGAGCAGTTCATGCTTATCGAAGATCTATATAAACAAGTAGAAAAAATGCAACAGACTCAAGAGATGAATATGACTAATAAAGTTAATATAGAATTTTTAATGAAGCAGTTAGATAAGGCTCAAAAAGATATAGAAAAATTAAAAGACAAACAACGGGAGTTTGCTAATGGAAACGGTTATTAGTAGCGTGGTTGCTCTCTGTATGTTTATAGCAGGAGAGCTTAAAGAACATAGAATACAAGAATCTATGTCAGATTGTTTGAAGGGAAAACGCCTAGCGGAACGCGATGTAAATGTTAATATTCAGTACATGTGCGGGACTGTAGATGCAGAGCTTGAAAAAAATATAGATGGTAGTATAAGTATAAAAAGAATTATAAAACCAAAATAATGAACCTTTCCAGAAATTTTACTCTTCAAGAGTTAATCAAATCGGACACAGCGATCCGTAAAGGGATTGATAATAATCCTAATGCAGATCAAATAGAAAAATTAAAAAGACTTTGTGAAAATGTTCTTCAACCTGTCCGGGATCATTTCGGCAGAGTTAAGGTGACTAGCGGATATCGTAGTCCTGAACTATGTTTAGCTATTGGTAGCTCGATCAATTCACAGCATGCTAAAGCTGAAGCCGTTGATTTCGAATGTGTTGGTGTAGATAATGCTGAGGTGGCTGATTGGGTTAATCAGAACATTAGAACAGATCAGTTAATTCTTGAATATTATACCCCAGGAGAACCTAATTCTGGATGGATCCATGCAAGTTGGGTTGAATTTAATCCAAGATGCCAGTATATGAGAGCATATAGAGAAGATAAAAAAACAAAATATAAACCAATAATAGGAAAGGCAGTAGACTTAGTATAATGGGAATTACAAGATCACAAATGACACAACAGATTGATGGCAAGTTAAGAGGTGCCAAAGATGAAAAGAAAAAAGAAAAAAAGAAACTTCAAGCTAAAAAATCCAATAAAAAGAATCCTCTCGCTAGGACATTTACTGTTTAGACCAAGAGTGGTACAATCTAAGAAGTTGTACAACAGAAAGAGGCTTAAACAGCATGACAAAACTATGTGCTAGAGGCAAAGCGGCCGCAAAAAGAAAATTTAAAGTTTATCCGTCAGCGTATGCTAATGCATATGCATCTAAAATTTGTGCGGGTAAAATAAAAGATCCATCAGGTACAAAAAGAAAAGATTGGGGACCTAAGAAAGCTAAAACAGGTTTACTTGCTAACACTTCTGTTTCACCTTCTGTTACTGCAGAGTCTGGTGTAGATGGTAAAATTTCTTATGAAAATAAAGGTGTAGGATTAGGAATTAGTAACAAAAAATTTGGTAACATAAATATTTCTAAATCAGATAGAAAAGAAAGTATGGAAGGTTTTAAAGATTTAGAAACTAAATCTAAAAATATTAACTATAATAAAACTTTTAAAATAAATGATTCAAGTTCATTTAATATTAATTTAAATAAGGGTCAATCAAGTAATAATTTTGGTAACAAAAATAAAACAAAAGGTGGCACATTAACTTTTACTAAAACATTTAGCTCAGGTGGTTATAATGGAAAGTTTATAAAACATGACTCAGCTGGTATTGAGTTATCAAATGAAAGCCTAGGTAATTATTACGCCGATTTATTAAAATGAGCTTAGATAAATGGTTTAAAGAAAAATGGGTAGACATAGGAGCACCTAAAAAGGGAGGTAAGTATCAAGAATGTGGAAGAAAATCAGCGAGTTCTTCAAAAGGAAGAAAGTATCCAAAGTGTGTCCCACTTGCAAAAGCCACACGGATGAGCGCGTCGCAAAAGGCGAGTGCTGTCAAACGAAAGCGCCAAGCCCCCAACAGTGGCCCTAAACCAGATAATGTTAAAACAATGGCATCAAAAGGTGCGTTTACTAAATTATATTATGGTGGTATGATAGATACATAATGGAAGAAGCAACTGAATACAAAGCCTATTTAGAGGCATTAAAAAAAGCAACGGATTCTGTCAAAGAAGAAAAACAGGATAAAGCTGCAAAAGCTGTAGCTAAAATGAAAATAACACAATTCTCTTGCGGTGGTATGGGTATCGCTGTTAAGGGAGGAAAATTTGAAGGAGTAAGATAATGGGTAAAGCTTATAAAAAAAATAAAATGGAAGAGGCTGCTGATAAAATTATTAAGTCATCTAACTTACCAGATGCATCAGATATAAGAAAAGATGTTAAGAAAAAAATGTCAGGTGGTATGGCGATCGGTGGTGGTCATAAAAATTATAAAATGACTGGTATGATTAGAGCTAAAACAGGCATGCTAACTGAAAAACAAAAAACATTACCTCTACATTTACAAAAAGCAATAAAAGCGTAAGGATGAAATGGCTACATCAGGAACTACAAGTTTTAACATCACTATTGATGAAGTTATCGAGGAGGCTTACGAAAGATGTGGCGTAAGAACTAATTCAGGTAACGACATTCGATCTGCTAGAAGAAGTTTAAATCTTTTATTTTCTGAATGGGGCAACAGAGGTATTAATCTTTGGAAAGTTAAATCTGAAACAACTACATTTGTAAATGGTCAAGTAACTTACAATACTCCAAGCGATTGTAATGATGTTTTGGAAGCTGTTGTAACTACAACAGGCGGAACACAACAAACTCTTACAAAGATTTCTAGATCAGAGTATATTGCAATACCAAATAAAACTGATACAGGAACTCCTTCTCAGTATTATGTAAACAGACAAATCAATCCAACTATTAGTTTATATCTGGCTCCTGATACGAGCGCAGTGACTAATATATTCTATTACTATCTTGCAAGAATCGAAGATGTAGGTGCATACACTAATACTTCAGATATGCCATTTAGATTCTTTCCATGTATGGTATCTGGATTAGCATTTTATTTATCACAAAAAATTGCACCTGATAGAATACAAGCATTAAAATTATTATACGAAGATGAATTAAAAAGAGCATTAGAAGAAGATGGACAAAGAACATCTGTTTACATCACTCCTAATGTTTATTACCCACAAGGATCGTAATGGCTTACGCAAAAGGTAAATATTCACAATCCATCTCAGATAGATCGGGACAAGCTTTTCCATATAAAGAAATGGTAAAAGAATGGAATGGATCATGGGTACATATTTCTGAATTTGAAGCAAAACATCCTCAGCTAGATCCAAAGCCACATATGGCAGATCCTGTAGCGTTATGGAATGCAAGACCTCAAAGACCTGCACCTGTAACAGTATACTTGGATCCACAATATTGGCCAGGTCAGTTTACATCTGATGGTATGCAACCATCTGAAAGTCCTTTAGAAGAAAACAACAAGAGACAGTTGGGAACAAGAGTAGGGAGTGTTACAATAACAATTACATAATATGACATACGCAGAATTATTACAAAAAGTTAGAGATTATACTGAAGTTGGATCTACTGTTTTAACTGATTCAATTATTCAAGGTATGATTAGAGATGCAGAACTTCGTATCTTTAGAGAAGTAGATGCTGATTATACAAGAGAATATGCTACTGCTAATTTAAACTTAAATTCACCATATTTAGATTTACCAAACTCTCCTGCAACTTCAGGGACTAGAACATCTATCATTGTAAGATCAATACTAGTATTCGATTCTACTCAAACTCCAACAACTAAAGAATATTTAGAAAAAAGAGACACAAGTTTCATATTTGAATACAATTCAACAGGAGCGACAGGGGTTCCTAAATACTACGCTAATTGGAAGGAGACTACATTGATTATGGCTCCAGCTCCAGATGCTCAATACAAAGTTCAGTTAAGTTATATTTACTCACCTGATGAACTATCAGCTACGAATACAGAGACCTATGTCTCTAAAAATGCTCCTGATCTTCTATTTAATGCTGTTATGGTCAATGCATATGAGTTTTTAAAAGGGCCTATGGATATGTACAAAATCTATTCAGACAAGTATAATGTAGCTATACAAAGTTTTGCGTTAGAGCAAATGGGCAGAAGACGTAGAGACGAGTATACGGATGGGGTGCCAAGAGTTAAAATTCAAGCACCTTCACCGAATAATTAAAGATTTTAATAAGGAGAAAACAACATGGCAATATCACAAGCAGTAGCCAATTCTTTTAAATCAGAAATCCTTCAAGGTATTCATGATTTAGAATCTGGTGGTGACACATTTCAATTAGCATTATATACATCAGTAGCTAATCTTTCAGCAGCAACAACTTCATACACAACAACAAGTGAAGTAGCAGCGTCTGGACAATATGTAGCTGGAGGTGGTGTATTACAATCACAACAAGTTTCACTAGCAACAGGCGGAGTCGCAATTGTTGACTTTGCAGATTTATCTTTCACAGGTGTAACATTAACTGCGAGAGGTGCTTTAATTTATAATACAACTGAAGCTAAAAAAGCAGTTTGTGTTTTAGATTTTGGTGCTGATAAAACTGCAACTTCTGGAACGTTTACAATTCAATTTCCAAACTTTACGAGTTCGTCAGCTATTTTAAGAATCGCATAATTTTAACAGGGAGGCCTGATGGCAGATATTACAGTACAGGTATCGTCAGCAGGTCTCACTGCTTATGGAGCCGACGCTTATGGTGTTGGTAATTATGGGGGTGATTCTAATCCTACCATTCAAGTTCAAACAGCAGATGCTTATAATGTATCTGGTTGGGGTGGTATTACTTGGGGTTATGCTCAATGGGGCGATCTTAATAATGTAACTGTTAATTTAACAGGACAACAATTACAATCAACAACAGGTGATGAGGCTGCAACTCCTAATCAAGGTTGGGGTAGATTAACTTATGGTTTTTTACCATGGGGTCAAGCTTTTCAAGATGAAACAGTTCAAGTAACAACTCCAGGAAAAGGAACTACATGGGGCGCAGATGTTTGGGGAGATGCAGAATGGGGTCAAATATCTGGAATGGATACAGACCAAGGTTCTGTTGATACTCAAATAGATGTTGCACCTTCAATTACAGGAGAAGAGTTAAATACAACAACAGCTACAGCAGTTGCTGGAGCTAGTGCTGAAGTTGATCTAACTCCTTTAAACACAATACAAACATTTACAGGTAATGAGTTTGCAGGTGAGGTTGTTGTAGTTGAAGTTACTTCTCCAGCTAATGATGAGTGGGGAACTGAATATTGGGGTGCAGGCCAGTGGGGCGTTGGTGATGGAGTCACTATTGCTTTAGGACAAGAAACAATTAGTGGAGATGCTAATGTTGAAGTATCTGGAGAACAAATAGCTTTCCAAGCTGTAGGCACAGTTGAGATACCTGTCGTTATAGAGAACGGTTTTGAGCTACAATCTGCACAAGGAGATGCGTTTGGTGGTGAATTAGTTGAAGTTCAAGTTTCTACAGCCTCTGCAGTTCCATGGGGTTATGCTCCTTTTGGAGAAGGTCAATGGGGTCAAGGTGTTGGAACAGATATAAGCATAGGTGGTGAAGAAGTAGCTGTACCTAGTGTTGAAGTTCCAGTAAATAACACTAACTTAACTATTAACTCGTTTGCTAATAATCAACCTACAGTTACAGCAGATGCTAATACCCTTCAAACAGGAGAAGAATTAACTGCAGTTTTAGGTAATGAAGATGCTATTCCTAATACACAAGTTGATGTAACAGGTATTGAATTAGGACCTATTATAATAGGTGATTTCTTAGCTGGAATTAGTGCAGAAGTTCAACCAACAGGAGTGACAGCAACCACTTCTACAGGTATAATAGGATTAAACGCATGGGAATTAGTTGACCCTGGAACAGCTCCAACTTGGACGGTAGTTGACAAGGCGGCTTAACCCAAATAAAATTAAGATATTTAATAAAGGATAAAAAATTATGGCATCAAGTTATTCAACAGATTTAAAATTAGAGCTGATGGTAACAGGGGAAAACTCTGGTACATGGGGCGATAAAACAAATACAAACTTAAACTTAGTACAACAAGCAATTGCAGGTTATGAAGCTATTGATGTTGCATCAGCAGATGTAACTTTAGCTATGACTAACGCAACTTTATCAAACGCTAGAAACATGGTTCTTTCTTTAACAGGAACCTTAGCAGGTACAAGAGTTGTTAACGTTCCAGACGGAATTGAAAAAACTTACATTGTTGCAGATAACACTACAAGATCAGGAAACACACTAACTATTAAAACTGTTTCTGGTACAGGTGTTACAATTCCAGAAGGTAAAACTATTTTAGTTTACTCAGATGGTACAAATGTAAACGATGTATTCTTTTTAGCAAACGTTGTTGAAGACACTACACCGCAACTTGGTGGGAATCTAGATGCTAACGGAAATAATATTTTAATTGATAATGGTAATTCAATTAATGATGAAAACGATAACGAACAAATTAAATTTGCAACTACTGCTTCTGCTGTAAACGAAATGACTGCAACAAATGCAGCTACAGGAAATGCTCCTGAGTTATCAGCAACGGGTGGTGACACAAACGTAGATTTAAATTTAACACCAAAAGGTATTGGAAGAGTTACTTTAAACGGTGGAGCTAAAATTCAACAAACAGCTGAGAAAGTTACTACAGAAGCGACTGCTGCTACAGGCACAGTTAATTATGATGTTTTAACTCAAGCTGTATGGAACTTTACTACAGATGCTTCAGCAAACTGGACATTAAACATAAGAGGTGATGGATCGAATTCTTTAAATAGTATTATGGATACTGGTGAATCAATTACAGTAGCTCATATTGTATCTCAAGGCGGAACTGCATATTACAATTCAGCTGTACAAGTTGATGGTAGTTCAGTTACTCCAGAATGGCAAGGTGGTTCAGCACCAACTGGTGGTAATACTAACTCACTTGACGTTTATACATATACTGTTATAAAGACTGCAGATGCTACATTTACAGTGTTAGCTTCTCAAACACAGTTTGCATAATAGGAGGATAGAAAGATGCCAATAATTGGTTCATTCGGAGCAGGATCCGCAGGAGGCTACGGTCAAAGAAAAGGTGGAAGAAACGAATTAATTTTTGCAACAGGAGGATGTGTCACTGTTTGCGGTGATTATAGAATTCATGTTTTTACAGGTCCAGGAACTTTTTGTGTAACAGCAGGAGGTGGTGAACTTGGAGTAGCTGATTATATGGTGGTAGCCGGCGGTGGCGGCGGTGGACCAGCAGACGGAGGCTCAGGAGGAGGAGCAGGCGGTTTTAGAGAAGCTAAAACTGGAAATAACGGTTGTTATACAGCAAGTCCTTTAGCTAATCCTGTAGGTATTCAAATTGAACCAGGAGCTTATCCCATTACAGTTGGAGCTGGTGCTCCAGGTCCTGGACCTGGTGGTCCTTGTGCAACTAGAGGAGGAAGTTCAATATTTGGTGATATTACATCCACTGGTGGTGGTAAAGGCGGTGGCGGTACAGGACAACCAGGCGGTTCTGGTGGAGGAAATTATGGACCTGTACCAGCTTCACCCGTTGGTGATAGATTAGGTAATGATCCTCCAGTTAGTCCACCTCAAGGAAATGACGGTGGTATAGGAACTCTTCCAGGATTTTATGTCACAGGAGGTGGCGGAGGAGGTGCAGCAACTGCAGGAGGTCATAAAACCGCTGGAGTTGGTGTAGGAACAGAAGGTTTTGGACCAACAGGTCCAAGTTATGGAACTCCAGGACCAGCAGGCCCTCTAAGATATTTTTCAGGCGCTGGCGCAGGATCTGGTGACCCACGAGGAGGTGGGGGTGGCGCACCAGGCGGTTATGGTGGCGGAGGAGCTTCCGGACCTCCAGGACCAGGTGTAGCTGGAACTACTAACACCGGAGGCGGTGGAGGAGGAGCTCCAAATGGAACCGGTAATTCTGGTGGTAATGGCGGTTCAGGTATAGTAATGATAAGGTATAAATTTCAGTAGGTAAAAATTATGGCACATTTTGCAAAAATAAATGAACAAAATAAAGTACTAACAGTTTTGTATGCTAATGATAGAGATGTTCAAAATGAAGACGGGGTTGAAACTGAATCTGTTGGCCAAGCTTATTTAGAACAACACAATAATTGGCCTGCACATTTATGGATTCAAACTTCTTATAATACCTCTAAAAATCAACATTTAAAAGGTGGAACTCCACTTAGAGGAAACTATGCAGGCACAGGTATGACTTGGGATTCAGAAAATCAAATTTTTTGGCATGAAAAACCTTATGCTTCATGGGTAAAAAATATTCCAACTGCATCTTGGAAATCACCAATCGGTGATGCACCTGCCTTAACTTCAGAACAACAATCAGAAGTTGATGCGGGAACTCATTTTTGGAAATACAATTGGAATGAAGACAATCAAACTTGGGATTTGACAAATAGTATAATTTAGATATATATCGTTCTAACGATATGAGAAAGCTTGTAAAGAAAATATTAACAGAACAAGCTTTATATTATGATGATGTTTCAATGCCGAAAGGTTTTGAAATAAATCCTTTAGAATTAGTACAGTCTATTAATAAATCCTTATATTTACAAAAAGATTTTATTTTTTCAAAATCATGGGACATGTTAAATAAATATGTTATAGAAAATATTAATCTTAATTATAGAATAAGTTTAAGAAATAAAAATTCATGGGGAAATATTTATATTCCTGGTGAAAAAACAGAACCTTTATTAAATATTAATCCTGTTGATTATAAAAATTCACCTGATTTTGTATTGTTATATGGAATAAATACTAAAGACTGTAATGTAAGAATTTATTATGATGATAATAGAAGGAAAGGAAGAAATTTTGATATAGAATTAAAAAATAATATGTTCATTATGTTTCCATCTACAAACATGTATTACATTAATAATAAACAAACAGAATCTTTAAATTTTATTCAAACTATAACTTATGAATTTGTCTAATTATTATTGGTCTTTTACTTCAGCTATACCACCTAGATTGTGTGATGAAATTATTAAATATGGTTTATCTAAAACAGAAGAAATGGCTGTAACTGGTAATTATGATAATAAAAAATTAAATAAAGATCAAATTAAAAATTTAAAATATAAAAGAAATTCTGACATAGTATGGTTAGATGATACTTGGATTTATAAAGAAATACATCCTTATATTCATCAAGCAAATAAATTAGCGGGTTGGAATTTTGAATGGGATTATACAGAATCTTGTCAGTTTACTAAATACAAATTAAACCAATATTATGATTGGCATTGTGACAGTTGGGATAAAACCTATAATAAACCTAATACTAATTTTCATAATAAAATTAGAAAGCTTTCAATGACTTGTCAATTAACTGATGGGTCCGAATATGAAGGTGGTGAATTAGAATTTGATTTTAGAAATTATGATCCAAATATGAGAGAAGAAGTTAAACATTTGAAACAAGCAAAAGAGATATTGCCTAAAGGTAGTATTATTGTATTTCCTTCTTTTGTATGGCATAGAGTTAAACCAGTAACGAAAGGATTAAGGTATAGCTTAGTTTGTTGGAACTTAGGCTATCCATTTAAGTAATATGGAAAAACACGAATATTTTAAAACACCTATATGGGGAGAACAAAAATTAGAATTTTTAAAATCATTAAACAAAGCTTCTAATAAATATATAAAACAATCTAAAAATAGAGAAAAAGAATATATAAAAAAATTTGGTGATTTTGGAACAAGTTATCACTCAACTACTCTTTTAAAAGATAATAATTTTTTAGATTTTAAAAAATACGTTGGACAAAAATCTTGGGATTTTTTAGATTCGCAAGGTTTTGATATGTCACAATATCAATTATTTTTTAGTGAATTATGGGTACAAGAATTTGCTAAAAATGGTGGTGGTCATCATTCAGCTCATATTCATTGGAATCAACATGTATCAGGATTTTATTTTTTAAAATGCTCTGATAAAACATCGTATCCAATATTTCATGAACCAAGAACAGGTGCAAGAGCAACTAAATTAAAAATGAAACCTATAGATAATATTTTTACTGGAACTGAATTAGTACATTTTAAACCTAATCCAGGCACTCTTTTAATTTTTCCAGGATATTTAGAACATGAATTTTCTATAGATCTTGGTATTGATCCATTTAGATTTATACATTTTAATATTCAAGCTATACCAAAAGAGATGGCAAAAGATGTCCTTTAAGAAAAATAAATATACCGTTATCCGTAAAGCAATCTCAAAAGACCTAGCAACTTTTATTGCAAATTATTTTTTAATGCAGAAACAAGTTTACGATACTTGTAGACGAGTAAGATACTTTTCACCTTTTGAAAATATATTAGGTCATTATGAAAATAAAGATGAACAGATTCCAGATACTTATTCTCAATACGGAAATATTGCTATGGAAACTTTATTATTAAAATGCCAACCTGTTATGGAAAAAACAACAGGGTTAAAATTAAATCCTTCTTATACTTATGCAAGAATCTATAAAAAAGGTGATGAATTAAAAAGACATAAAGATAGATTTAGCTGTGAAATTTCTACTACCATGAATTTAGGTGGTGATAATTGGCCAATCTATTTAGAACCTTCTGGTAAAGAAAGCATGAAAGGTATTGAAGTTAATTTAAAACCAGGTGATATGTTAGTATATCGTGGTATTGATTTAGAACACTGGAGAAAACCATTTAAAGGCGAAGAATGTATTCAAGTATTTTTACATTATAATAATGTGAAAACTAAAGGTGCTAAAGAAAATATTTTTGACAAACGTCCTCATTTAGGACTTCCATCTTGGTTTAAAAAAAATGCTTAGTATATTAAATACTAATTTATCAATAAATAAAATATCTGAAAACATAACTGTAGTTGATAACATATTAGATGAACATTTTGTTGGTTTCTTAAGATTAAGAATGCAACTAGCGAATAAATATGATAATACTTATTCTAACTATGATTCAATAGATTTTTTTAAAGGCAGTGATTATATTTTAGATTCTTTTTCACAAGAACTAATAAATAAATTTAAATTAGATGAATATAAAAGAACTTGGTCTTTTATATATAAAAATAATACTCAAGGTATAAATGTTCATGCAGACATGTCACATACTACAGTTAATTTTTGGGTTACTCCTGATAAATGTATGAAAGACCATACAAAAAATGGTTTGTTAGTTTGCGATAAAAAACAACCTTTAGATTGGATGAAAAAACATCCAAAATACAAAGTTGGATTTAGTTATAATTATGTAGATAAATTTTTTAAAGATGAACAATCTTCAATTGTAAAAATTAAATATAAATGTAATCGTGCTGTTATTTTTCACGGAGCTTTATTTCATAAAACAGATGATATAAAAACTCATGAAGGAATTTTAAATAAAAGAGTAAGCTATACAATGTTATTTGGGAATAACATACATGAGTAATTTTATTGATTTATTATCTAGTGTAACTTTAGCTAATAAAAATCAAAGAGAAAAAGAACTTTGGGATGTAGAAGGAGTATTAAAAGACAGATTAAATCAAAAGTTTAAATTTGATTTAAGACCCATAAAAGATAATGTTAAAATAGGTAGTTTTAAATCAAAAGCTGATAAAATGGTTTTTGATATGAGAAATGAATACGTGATTGTTGATTTAGAAGAATTAAATAAACATATAAAAGAAAATAACCTTAAAAAGGTGCAATTAGAAGATTTGCTTACTAAACTAGACTGGAATATAGTGCTGCCAAAGTAGTCTAATCTTTATAGATATACGCATATAGTGTATAATCCAAATATGCCATTAACAAAAGTACAGTTTGCACCAGGATTTAACAAACAAGCATCAGACTCAGGGGCTGAGAACCAATGGGTTGATGGTGACTTTGTTAGATTTAGATATGGTATGCCTGAAAAAATAGGCGGGTGGCAAGAGATAATGGACAAAAAACTTGTTGGAGCTGTAAGAGATTCACACAGTTGGGCTGATTTAGATGGTAGAAGATACATAGCCTTTGGTACAAACAAAATTT